ATCGTAGACGCTGCCGCCCTCAAAATAACCCATGCGCGGTGTAAGTGTACGCTCAAAGGAGCCAGTTCCGGGAAGACGGCGCATTGGATCAGCTAACATCCCGCCCATCTGATATCCCTCCGCATCATTCTTCTTCTTCGCTTTAGCCATAAGATTCCTCGCTTCCTGTTTTGGGACGTCCATCTGGTCGGACATCTGATTAGCCAATGTGCGTTTTTTAGCCATATTGTTTCACGTGAAACATCACGTCTTTCTCTTTGGTTTATCACCATGCTTCTTGGCCAAGTAGGCCCGGTACGCTTTTTTAGCCGCTTTTAAAGTTTTATATACAGCACCGCCAAATGTCCATCCGCCCTTTGTTTTTCGTATGGGCATTAAAACCTACTCCGTTTCTCTAATTTTATCTTTCAGCTTCTCAATGTCTCCTAACGCCTTGTCTACATCCTGCTGAAGACGATCGATGTTCACTTTATTATGCATCATCGTTTGCACCTGCTCTTCTACATCCTCCATCACACCAGACAAGTGCTCAATCAACATAAACTGTTGAGCATCATCGGGAAGAGCACCCAGTTCACCTAACGGCCACCGGATTCTGAAGTCAGTGTTTTTAACGATATCGCTGTCGATCAATTTGAGATTTGTCTCAATATTGTTCAGTCGCTCGATGATACCGAAGTATGCCCAAACACCAACAACAACCACAGAAACGACGCCGATCAGGTTTCTAATGGGCATCGCGATTGCCGTCTTATCGCTAACCTCAACCATTTGATCTCAGATTATTCTCGTTGGGGTTCTACCCTGCGGATAGGCATTAATTGCCACGTCCCGCTGCTCCTTGTTGAATGCGCTCTCTGTTCACTTCAGCGCGCAACAGTGCAATATCCTCCTGAGAATCAATCTTCTCGCGTGTCAGATCCTGTCGCTCGTCTTCCTTGTCAACCTCAAAAGCGAGTTTTTCTGAGAACTCATTGGCTTTGCGCTGCACATCCGCGGCTTTGATATCGAGTTCCTTGGATCGCAACTCAACCAGAGGATCAACTTGTCCTTCTGGCGGCGGCATCAAAGCGGCCATAACCTCGTCGGTATATTGCGCAATATACTGAGCAACTTTTGCTTCCACATCTACCTGCTGCGGCGCCTGTCCCATTTGCGCTGCCTGTTCGGATGCAACCTGCATCTCAGCCATGGCGACACCTCTAGCCTTATAGGCGATGTGCTCACAAAGATGAGCCTGGAGAAGTGCAAAAATAGGAGGTGTTGAAGCTGGAATTGGCGTCTTCATAAATAAAATATGAGCCGTCATATGAGCATCATGATCCTGTGTCGGGAAAGCCTGCAAAGTTTCCTGAATAATAGAACGTGCATTCTCGATCGCTGGATCTATGGGCTGGGGCGGTTGGGGCGCCGGCAGCAAAGCTTCTATGTTCTGTACTCCTATCGCCGCATAAATTCTTCGATACGCTTCATAGAGATTGTGCATTTGCGGATTTGATTGCGCCAACTGTAACTGCGTCTGCGCCAGAGCCAATCTCTGCGACATCGAAAAGATATTGGGGTCGGCTACAGGAATGACATCAATGCGCTCATCAAAATCCGCCTGTTTGATCAGGGCCTCTGCACCCCAGACATTGTAGGGATACATTGGCGGCAAAGACTCAGCAAAAACCTTGCTTAACATCCTAAATTCTTGCTTTTGCGCATAATACAAACGCTTATGGATCGCGGACATGACCTTTGAGCCGCGCTCAAGAAGCGCTACCGTTGTTCCTACAGCAGCTTGCTGATTTCCATCTCCAACCTGGATGTCCGTAATTGCCGCGAAACGACGCCCCGCATCAACGACGAACCCAAGAAGGGCCATCAAGGTCTGGCTGGGCTCCTTGTACGGTAGCGGGAGAATGCTCTCTCGAAGAGCTCCACCGGGAACATCAATATCGCGAAACTCGCCAGGAGAAAGAGGCTCGTCAGCATCACGGATGCGAATACCGCGAGCTTTAAAGCCAGCGGGAAGATTAGCAAGTGTTCCAGCATCGATTAGCTGCCTTAGAATAGAGGTTGCTGAACGACCCAAGCCCCCAATCATGTGCAACAAACCGAAGCCATAGAACCCAAGCCCAGGGAGAAATTTGTAATGGGAGAAATACTGAAGCTTCCTGTAAAGCTCGTCCCCCTCCTGCCAATTACGACGGATGGCTAGAATCTTAGAACTTCCTTCATCTATCGTTACGATATAAGGAAGTTTGATTCCGGTATGTTCGCCGTCCAGCGGACTTACATGCTCAAATCCAGGAAGATCCAACTCGGTATGAATCTCCAGAAGCGTACAGTCCTGATCGTCTGAGGTCTTGCGTATACCCGAGAGCTCCCGTTCTTTATCGCGGACTTCATCCTCTTGGTCATAGGGCACAAGATCTATTTCGCGATAAAACCCTCCGGCCTGAAATTTGCGGATATCGTTATCGCTCATGCGTATGACATGAACTATACGAGATGCCGATGCCAGATCCGTGGCGTTATAAGGAACAACTAAATCGTCCGCGGGAACAAATCGCGCAACCGCCCTACCCAGAATATCATCATAATAAATCTTCTTGAACGCGCTGCCGGCAAGCGGAAGATAGAACAACAGACGATCCATCTCCGGATCGTATTCCTCCATGACATGAATGATCTGATAATTCATGAATTCTTGAATACGCTGGGACTGTGCTTCTACCTCTGGGGTTGCTAAGCCAATAACCTGTGTTCTTACTGGCCCTGAGCTGGGCAGAAGTTCTTTGTAGGCTTGTGCCTGAAACTGAGTAACGGCCTCGGCAATAAGGGGATGAGTTACGCCACTCGATCCGCGGAAGGGCTCCTCACGCTCCTCGTATTTTATACCTAGCAGATTTAGGCCATCCTTATAGGAGTCTTCCCAATCTTGCCGGCCGCTTCTGTCTTCTTTATAAAGCCCCAGGAGATCGCTGGAAATATCCATGAGAATCCGCTCATCGAGGATTTCCGCTAGGTTGGCATCGGGTTCTGCTTGAAGCTCTTCCTGGATGGCTTCTTCAAAATTAAAAACAACGGAACCGTCTTCCTGTTCCAGGATTTCGGTCGGATCTTGAATTTCCTCTACCTCAATCTCCTCATCGGTCAACCCGCCCAAAGGCATTCCCTGAGAAGGTATTGCGTTATCCAATAAGGATGTTTGTCCTTGCTTTGCCATTATCTAGCTACCTTTTTCCACTTTTCCCAGCTTCTGAGACCCCCTAATCCCAGCATACCGAGCAAGACAGGCATCATTGTGCTCAAGTCAAGATTGGGAAGATGAACTAAGTTCCCTGTTTGTCCCATAATAAAAACAGCTATCGGCTGAATCAGGTACGTATAGAACAAAGCAAGTCCGCATGACCACCCTACAAAGGGGCGCCAGCCTGCCACGAACATAGATTTATGGCTCGCTTCGGCCTTGTTTACCTCTAATTGAGCCAAATCTATAGAGGCGAGATGATCGGTAAGCTTTGCTTCGATCTCCCTGGTTGCCTTTTCCTTCTCTTCCTGGTTCGGGAAGAACCTATCCAGAACATCCCCAACAACAGGAAGAAGCGATGGAATAAGGCTAGCCAGCATCTTCTGCTTCCTCTTCTACTTCCGGCTCATCTCCAAGAATGAAGCCGTAGCCGGAGTTTCTAAGAAATATGCGAATTTCTGATATTGGCCTGCACCACGCCATATGCGTTACGATGGTCCAGCCAGTAGCCGAAACCATCGAAGGCACCCCTATCAGTTCGTACTGTCCTCTTGGACTATACGCATATAGAGATCCGCCTGAATTACCAAAAACTATAGGCGATGAAGCAAGATATAGAGAATTGCCATCTTGATCGTTGCCGTAACCGGCAAGTAGCCCCATGGTCGGGAAGGGGGGCTTTCCAAGTCCAGCCCCTACCGCGTATACGGTCTGGAAAATCCACGGCCCATCATCTTTGTCTTCGGGATAAAGCGTAGCAACATACGGCATTTCGCGTTCCGTATCGGAAATCTGCAAAAGTGCCAAATCCCGGCTCTTATCATAAGCTTTTATATGCGCTATCCTGCCAATAGTCCCTACTGCCGTGCTGAAATTATTGTATTCCCATAAGTCTATGTTTACGGGACGCCTGGTCTCCGTATCTACATGTTCCTGTTGGTCGCTGTCCCAAACTTTTGAGAGCTTTACGTAACTCTTAACAACATGCCAGTTGGTAAGGATAAAACTTTCGTATTCACGATCTTCGTTCTGTTCGGAATAAATTACAGTCCCGGACCCGGAACCCTTTCCTACTCTAACCAGAACAGTGGGATAGAGCATTTCCAGATGCTCCTGTTCTGGGACCATCCCACTGTTCTTCGGATTAGATAAAGCCGATGTCGAAAAAGATAGGACCACAATCACCAAGACTACGGTTGCAATCCTATGAAAGGTATTCATCTCTTAATCTCCATCGTAGGAGCAGAACATCTAATATACGCCCTTTTCCTTGAGAATAAAGGCAAGAACAGCTACCGCAATGCCAGCGATGATTAAATACGACTGATCTATTAAAATACCTACACCCACGGCCGCAACACCAATAGCAGCATAGGTGGAAGGCTCACGCACACGTCCCATAGCCCATTTAAGCATTAAATCCTCCTAATAAAATTGTCGGGGTTGGGTCTTCTGCGTAGGTTCCTCGTCTTTCTCGTCGCTGTCAAGACGAAGAAATCCACCTTTACGGTATCTGATTAAAGCCATGCTCATACTGTCACAATAATCGTCATAATCACCGTTGGGAAATGCTGCACATTCGTCAATAACCTCTTCTGAGAACTTCTTTTCCGGCGCCCAAACCTTCCCTGACTCAAATATAGGAGCCACCATATGCATCCTGGTGTGCTTATCCTTACCCTTGGACGGAGTATAGTTGACCACGGGTATACCGATCGTCCTTAATTCGTCCGTAAGTGGCGTTCCCGTGGCCTTCGCCTCGATCAAAACCATATCCGGCTCCCAGTACTCGTATTCCCTCAAAGCCTGGGACTTGAGCTCGGGGAAATCCCACCGCCCACGCTTCGCATCCATGAGTATTAAATGATCAGAACCCCCCTCCTCGGGCTGAAACACGCCCCAGGTGGTAATGGCCGAATAATCCGCCGTCTCTTTCTTCGAGAACGCCGTGTCGTAACTCTGCATGATGTAACTGACAGGAGGTATGGTTTCCTTCTCCCACTTGTTCCACCACTCCTTCTTGATGATCGCCCCTTCTTCAGCAACAGGATTCTGCTGCCACTGAGCATTCCACTTGCTCAAGGACAACGAAGCCTTGACCCTGAGCAACTCGTCCTTGTTCCAGAACTCCGGCCACAATATGTTGCCAGACGGCAGTATGGCCGGGAACTCTACAAGCTCCCACTGGTCCGCCATGACATCCGACGCCTGCGACTTGATGAGCTTCCCCGTCAAGTCCTTCAAGGACCACCGCGTCATAACTACGACAATGGAACCTCCAGGCTGGAGCCTCTGCCGGGGACCCGAGGTGTACCACTCATACGCATGCTCCATCGCACTCTCGGAAATCGCATCCTGCTCTGAGTGAGGATCGTCAATAATAAGAAGATCCGCACCGCGACCCGTAATCGCACCCCCTACACCAGCCGCGTAGTACTCACCACCCTGCCCCGTGTCCCAACGACCGGCAGCCTTCGAGTCAGCCCTCAAATCCACATCAGGAAATACCTCCTTGTAGCGATCGGTCTCCATGAGATTCCTGACCTTGCGGCCAAACCGTACCGCCAACTCCGCTGTATGCGTCGTCTGAATGATCTTTAATTCCGGATTCTTGCCAATCAACCACGCCGGCAGTAAATAAGAAGCGAATTCCGACTTGGTATGACGTGGCGGCAGATTGATAATGATCCGTGAACCACGGTCCTTGGCCAACTTCTCAAACTGCTTCGCTACCTGCTTGTGATGGGACCCCTCGATAAACCCGTCATAAACATGCTCTACAAACAACATAAATGAGTCCTGGATCTTATCGCGAAGCGACAACGTCTTGCGCGCTTGCTCCAGCGCAAGTATCTCGCGGATAACCTCGTCAGGCGCGTTTAGCACGCTTCCACTCCAAATACTCCGCACCCTGCTCCAGATCCACAAAGGAATGAATGCGCGATGATGGGTTTCCATCCTTCGGATCTATTACAAACAAAACCGTAGCCCCGTACTTGTCACTGCTATAACCGTGCCTGACAGCATAGCGATCCAGAAACTTGTAGCCCCTGGCCCGGCCAAAGAAAACTACCCGCCCATCGTCAAGCTCCTCCGTGGATAACCCCCACGTGTGCCGATGACCGGCTACGTATATGTCCGCGTCCTCGTCCCATAAAGCCGCCCTCTTCTGACCATGCATTATATTATATATGGAACTG